ATTACACAGAAGATGAATACATAGCATTCTATGAATCTGTACTAGAGCCTATTGCTATTAAGCTAACACAGGAGTTCACAGAAAAACTTTTTACTAGCCGTGAAAAAGGACATGGGAATGAAATCATCCTAGAAAGTAATCGATTATCTTACATGTCTGTAGCTAGTAGAATTAAAGTAAGTCAGGCACTATTGCCTACAGGCGCAATTACTGTGAATGAAATCCGTGAAATATTTGGTTATGAAGGGGTTGAAGGTGGGGATAAACGCCTAGTAAGCCTTAACTTTGCTAAATATGAGGATTTATCTAAGTATCAAATTAATGCATCGAAAGGAGGTGATACAAATGAGGAAGAACCGGAAAATGGAACACCGAATGATGACGGTGCAAGCGATACAGAATGATACTGATGATATTCAAACACGAACAGTAGAAGGATATGCCGCAGTTTTCAATGAAGAAACACTAATTTGGAAATCTGAATATACTGGGTATGAATATCGTGAAGTGATTTTACCAGGCGCATTTGATAATACTGATTTTAGTCAATGCGTATTAAATTACAATCATGGCGGTATGCTATTTGCTAGAACTGCTAGTGGAACATTGCAATTAACTGTTGATGAAAAAGGATTGAAATTGACAGGGGATGTAGCAGACACTTCGATTGGAAATGATGTGTATTCTTTAATTAAACGTGGTGATCTAAATAAAATGTCATTTGCCTTTATTGTTAATGGTGAAGAAGAAGAGATTGACCGAGAAAATAAAGTCTATACACGGAAAATTAAATCAGTAAAAGCGGTATATGACGTATCTATTGTAGATAACCCTGCATATAAAGGCACATCGGTTAGTGCTAGGGCAAATGGGGACTATGAGAGATATGAAGATATCGAAAAAAGAAAACGGCTAACATTATTGGCCATGACATAAAAAGTATTAGACACGCAGTAAGCGTGTTTTTTTATTACCTAAAAGGAGAGATAATATGAATCGTTTGGAACAAATTAGACAACGTAGAGCAGAATTGCGTGCAATGTTGGAAGACACTACACAAGTTAACTTGAATCTTGATGAAATTGAAACTGAGTTGCGTGCATTGGAAGCAGAAGAAACTGAACTAGAACGTAGAACAGCAATTTTGAATACTGTTCCTACTGCTACTACAGTGCCTGTACCTGTAGCAGAACAACGTGCACAAGGTGCAGAAGTATTTGATTCTGTAGAATATCGCAATGCATTCATGCAATATGTAATGAACAATACACCAATTCCTGCTGAATTACGTCAAAATGAAAATACATTAACTACAGATATTGGTGCAGTAATCCCACCTACAGTTTTGAACAAGATTGTTCAAAAAATGGAAAGTGTTGGCATGGTATTGCCATTAGTTACCAATACAAACTTTAAATCTGGTCTTGCAATTCCTACAAGCAATGTAATGCCTGTGGCTACATGGGTAGCTGAAGGAACAGGTTCTGATCGTCAAAAAGCAACAACTGGCAACATCCAATTTGGTCACTTCAAACTACAATGCCGAGTATCTATTTCTTTAGAAACATCTGTAATGGCATTATCTGCGTTTGAAAATATGATTTCTAATAACGTATCCAAAGCAATGGTTAAAGCTATTGAGAATGCTATTATCAATGGTACTGGTAATGGTCAACCTACAGGCATTTTAAAGGATGCGGCTGCTGGCGTGAAATTAGATGTTAAAGACTTTGACTATGCAACACTTGTAAAAGCAGAAGGCGAACTACCTGTTGAATATGAAGAAGGCTCTGTTTGGGTAATGACAAAGAAAACCTTTATGAACATTGAAGGTATGACAGATAAGAATGGTCAACCAATTGCACGTGTTAACTATGGCATGGGTGGGAAACCAGAACGCTCTATTCTTGGTCGTGGCGTATTGATTGTGCCTTACCTTAAAAACATTGATGCGGCTACAACAGGTGATATTGTAGCGTTCATTTATCGATTTGAAGATTATGCATTAAATACTAACTATCAAATTGGTGTAAAAACATATGAAGATAACGAAACAGATGATATTGTTCGTAAATCTACAATGATTTGTGATGGCAAGCCTGTCGATACAAATTCTTTGGTTAAATTGGCTAAGAAAGCATAGGTGTAATTTATGTTGACGGTAGAAGATGTAAAACTTTATTTACGAATCGATGAAGATATTACAGAAGATGATATGTTTATCGATGAATCTATCTCTGCTGCTGTCACGTATATTGAGCAAATGACTGGGAAACCATATATTGACGAGCCACTATACCGTAGAGCCGTTCAATATATGGTTGCTCATTGGTACGAAAATCGTGAGGCAACTTCCTCAAAAACATTTGTTCATGATTTACCATTCACGCTAGCTCCTATAATTCGTCATATTGCACTATCTAAAAATTATCCTAAAGAGGTGACAGAGAATGCTTAATATAGACGGAATCGGAAGATTAACGAAACGAATTGAAGTACTGGCGTATCAAGATATTGAAAGCAATGGAATTACTAAGCAAAAATTAGTAAGGCTAATTCCGAACAGAATTTGGGCACGTATTGAACCGTTACGTGGCAGACAATATCTAGAAATGTATAAAGAAAAAGTAGACGAATTACATAAGATTACAATCAGATATAGAAGTGGAATAACTGATGGTGTGCTAATCAGATATAAGGATGTAGTCTATAAAGTTAAAACTGTAATTGATCCATATGAAGAGCATACGAAGTTAGAATTGATGTGTCATATCTATAAACGAGGGAAATAATGGATATAAAAACTTTCATGGAGAGATTGGACTCATACATTAAAGAGTATCCATTAGAGGCGGAAAAAGCTATGCGGAAAGAAGCTAACCGAATGAAAAAGGAATTAGTTAGCGCATCACCTGTTGGTAAAGGTAGAAAACGCAAAATTTCCAAGAGTTGGAAAATGGCAATCAATGGTAATAGTAGCAGTACGTTAGAAGCAACATTGCGAAATACATCACCTCATTTTCATTTAGTTGAACGTGGGCATGTGATGAAAACTATGCATGGGAAAATTAAAGGATTCAAACAGGGGACATTTTTCTTTAAACGAACAGTTGAAAAGAATCGTAATGATATAAGAGAAGCTGTTGGTGGACACATGTTTAAAAAGCTGAGGAAGAAGTTAAAGAATGGCTAACCGATTATCACAAGTGGCAATATGGAAAGCTGTGGCAAAGAAACTACATGACGAATATAAATGCACGGTATATAGTGACGAGGTTTTAGAAGAGTTCACTATGCCGTGCTTTTTTGTAAAGCTTTTAATGAGTTCAGAGATGCAAACAAAGAACTTTATTAAAAGAAATGTAACTATCATTGCTACATATTTCCCTAGCAATGAAGATAAGGATGAAGAACACTATTTAACAGTGTTTGATAAATTTTTAATACTGTTTCAAATGGGATTTCCTGTTGGTGATCGTTATTTACATGTGGATGATATTCAGCAAGATAGAGTAGGAGAGGAAGATGATATCTTACAAATCACAATGGATATTACATTTATGGATACAACAGGACGAATTGAAAAAATGAAAGAAGAAGGCATCATGATGGGTGATGTCTCATTAACAGTAGAAGTGGAGGATAAATAATGGCTAAATTAGGAATGCCTACAGTTGTAGTTAAATTTATTGAAGCTGGTATTGAAGCCATTCAACGTTCCCAACGTGGGATTGTTGCATTGATTTTAGAAGATACAAAGCAAGTAATTGATAAACTAGCAACAAAAACTAATGGACACGAAGTACTACCAAATCCATTCTTGGTATATACAGTAGATGATATTCCAGAAGAACTATCTGATAAAAATAAGGATTACATCTTAAAAGCCTTAAAAGGCTACAACAAACCACCTTTGAAAGTTGTTGTATATATGATGCAACAAGGTGGCGATAAAGCTGGTGCAGATAGATTCCAAGAACCATTAAAAGCAATGCTAACAGAACGTTTTGATTATTTAGCAATTCCGACAATTGAAACTGCTCAATTAGAGTATGTTGCAACGTGGGTGAAAACAGCACGTGAGAATAAATTCAAAAAAATTAAGGTGGTATTGCCGGGTTCTAATGCAGATTACGAAGGTGTAATTAATTTTGGTAATACTAAGGTTGTTACAGCAGATCGTGAGTATAAAGCAGCAGAATATACCGCACGCATTGCAGGTCTTGTTGCAGGCACAAATATGACACAAAGTGCTACATATGCACCATTAACAGAAGTCATTGATTGTGACCGTCATACTCAAGATGAGATGGATACAATGGTAAATGAAGGTAAATTCTTCATTTGGTATGATGGCGAAAAGTTTAAAATGAGTCGTGCCATGAACTCTTTGGTAACAACAAGCCAAGGAAAACTAGAAGGATATCAAACAATTAAAATTGTAGACATTATGGATATGATTTATGACGATATCAGAAAAACCGCACAAGATTCTTACATTGGTAAATATACAAATGATTACGAGAACAAATGCTTGTTGATTAGTGCAATTCTAGGTTATTTCAAACAATTGGAAAATGAACGATTGTTACAAAAAGATTACTCTACATGTGAAATTGATTGTGAAGCAGTTCGAACATACCAATTATCCCATGGCCTATTCACAAAAGAAGAATTAGCAAAAATGAGTGATGATGAAGTTAAAAAATTGGATACTAAGAAAATTGTATTCTTAAAAGCAAAAGTAAGACCGCTTGATGCAATGGAAGATATCCAATTACCAATTAATATTTAATAGGAGGAACACATGGAGAATTTTGCAGCGCAACAGGTAATGACAGGCTCTCATGGGCAAGTATGGTTAGATGGTTCTTTGGTATCACAAGCTACAGCCGTTAAAGCTACAATTAAATTAAGCAAAGAAGAAGTTAAAAAAGCCAAGACAATGAGTAAACAATATAAATATGTTGGTTATGAAGGTACAGGCAGTTTAACTATGAACAAAGTATCTTCTTTGATGATTAGTAAAATGGCTGAAAACCTAAAAAAAGGTAAAGCTACTGTGTGCCAATTGGTAATTCAATTAGATGATCCTGATGCAAAAGGTGTAGAAACAGTAACCTTGTATGATGTAACTTTTGATTCTCTAGACCTTGCCAATTGGAAAGTAGGCGCATTGGTAGAAGAATCTGTAGACTTTACATTTACAGAATTTGACGTGATTGATAAAGTGGAGGATTAATAGATGAGCAATATCATTGATAAGTTAATGGAAAAAGACCTAGATACATTAAAAGAGGCATCTAAAAAAGACTTAGAAATTACAAGATTGTCAGAGGTTTTTAAAGAACCGTTTACTGTAACAGTAAAGGAAATTAGTTACAAACGCATTGCAGACCTTCGTATGTTGGCTACTGAAGATGGTGTTGCTGATGAAAGTCAATTTTTACAGTATGTTGTAACTGATGGTATTGTTTCGCCTGACTTCGGGGCTAAAGAAATTTTACAAAAATTCCAAGTACCGTCAAAACAGGCTTTATTCACTAAGTTATTTAAAGCAGGCGAACTTGAGCTAATCGCTCGTGAAGTATTGGCTCTATCTGGCTATGGTGATAAAGCAATTAAAAAAGTTATCAATGACGTAAAAAACTAATATATTCCGATGGTGATGTAAATCTTGCCTATTACATGTATGTCAATCATGATGTAATGCCATCGGAATTTCACGAAATGGGGCATGGGGAACGTAGTGTTCTCCGTGCTTTTATGTTGCAAGAAATTAAGGACAGAGAGGAGGCGAATAAGAAATGAGTGAAGTAATTGATTTGGTGATGCGGTTACATGATGGTGTAACATCCGTATTATCTGGGATTAATTCACAAATGGCTACAACTGCTAATATGGCAGATAGGCAAGGTAGGAATTTGCAAAATATTGGCAGAGGTATTAGTGGAATTGGTAATGCATTGATGCCAGTATCTGCTGCTATTGTTGGTATGGGTGCCGCCTCTGTTAAAGCCTTTGTTGGGTTTGACTCTGCAGTAACTTCTGCTGGAGCAAAAGCAGGAGCAACGCATGATGAAATGCTTAAACTAAGAGATGTTGCGAAACAGCTAGGTGCAGATTTCCCTATAAGTGCTACACAAGCGGCAGAAGCTATGGATGGTTTAGCTGCAAGTGGTATGAATGCTAGTCAAATTATGAGCTCTTTACCATCAATTGTAGAAGCATCTGTTGCATCTGGTGAAAATTTAGAAACAACAGCAGGGATTGTATCGGGTGCATTAAATACATGGGGATTACAAGAAGGTAATGTGGCCGAGAATGCAACACGAATGGCCGATGTAATTCAAATGGCTGCAAACAAATCACGTTTAGATATGGTTGGGTTTGGTAATGCAATCCAATATGCAGGTGCTCCAGCGGCTGCATTAGGAATATCTGTAGAAGAATTATCTACATCATTAGCTATCATGAGTAATAACAATATTGAGGCATCAACGAGTGGTCGTGCATTACGAATGATGTTAAGTAGATTAATAGACCCTCCAAAAGAAGCGGCAGATGCATTACAAAAGTTAGGAATTGTTACTACAGATTCACAGGGCAAATTTATTGGTCTTGGTAAAGTGTATGATCAATTACGAACTAAAATGCAAGGACTAACTGAAGCTGAAAAATTTAAATTAGCAGGTGACATTGCGGGCACAGAATCCACATCTGCATTACTTGCCGTATTGA